CTGGTTCATTATCTATTAAACCATTATCAAGAAGATATTTCATAAGAGCGTCTTCATATCCCGGACAAGAAGAATCTGTTAATGGTATGGCACACGTATCATACATGTAATTGTAAGCAACTATAACGTCGCTCAGTTCTCCATCACCATCTACATATATACTACCATCTCCAAAAGACGTACCTAACGTAGGTGTAATCGTATCAAATCCTAACTTTGTATTACTAGGTATCTGATCCCAATTATCATGTCTTTCATAGATATTACCTACACCATTAGTATTCTTATTAACTATAGATACTGTAGCATCTGTATTAGGATCTTTAGTTATCGGAGCAAGCAAACCACCGACGCCAGCAGCACCTTTGGCAGTATTCTTATCATCATCTGACCACTCCTTATTCTTTCCTGTTTTAGCACCCGGTATTAAATGTGGGTTATTCTTCCATGCTTCTTTAGCTGGTAGACCTACAAGTCCATCGTATGGACAAGGAGTACCTGCATTCATCATAGATTGAAATATTCTTTTGTCTTGGCACATCACCGATACAGCTGCCACCTTCATCCCCATATCATACAGAACCTTTGCATTCTTCAGTCTCTCACAGTTCATATCTCTAACTGTAGCTCCTGCAGATATACCTAGTATCTGGGTCTGTACGGCTCCTGCAACTCCAACGGTACACAAGTCACTATTAGAATTATTTAGTAGAGTTAACATTAGAGTTAGTATTACTATTTGTCTCAATACAGTTAGCATTCGTACTACTATCACATCCCTCTGCTCTTAGAATACTAGCTGTTAACAGATAAACAAGAAAAACAAATACTGCTGTTTTTACCCACATTCGGATATACAATAGCTTTCCTTTATTATCTTTAGATTGTAAATACCTCACGATACTCTCCTGTGTCCTTTTGTCTTCTTAGCAATCTTCTTTGGTTGTTTGCTAAATTGTTTCCCTTTCTTTGTGTCTGCTCGTTTCTTACGAGTTGTTGCAGCATACTCTGAACTAGACATAGACTTAATGGCACTAGAGGGTAAGTACCTTTCACCAGTAGCTTTACTACCTTGTGTTGATGGCTTACCAGATTTAGTACGCCACTTCTGTTTAGTCCAAGACTTTAATGATCTTTGCGATTTAGCTAAAGGCATTACTTATATCCTCCACCTTTTGCTTTATATCTTTTAGCAAGCATCTGAGCTTTACGTGCAGACCACTGTCCGGGTTTACCACCCTTACCACCAGCTTTAATAGATCTAAATAGGTTAGCTCTCATAGTAGGTTTTGTATAATTACCTGCTGCGTTTACTTTTGATTTAGTTTTTTGTTTAGGCATACAACCCTCCTATATTTCTGTTGGTATAGAGAAACACCATGTCTCTACTGACTCCGCATTGTCAGGAGCAAACTCCCATAACTTTCTATGTACATCATGTTTTACTACCATACAGGCTTCATGTGTAGGTAACAAATGAGGGTATGCTTTTACCATACATTCTTCGTTTGTAAGACATAATAATGCTAATACAAAATACATTGTGTCCTCCTATATCTAGTATTCTCTTTAAGGGGTATATACAATTAGCAATAACTCCAGTTTATTTCTATATGTGGGTGTCCATTTCTTTCTGATAAGTATATACACTCTGATGGTACATAACCTTGAAAGAATTTCTCTAGTAATGTATCCACCATTGAGTATTCTTTCTCACTTATAACCAGTTCGTCTCGTCTTGGTTCCATTCATTCGCCCTCTGCTTCCAACTTACGTTTGATGTTTGTAGTTTATCCCAGTGAGTTCGTAAAACTTCTGCACATATCGCTAGAGATATTACAGTATCGTCATAACACCCCGGAGCTGCCTCTGTTTTACCAGTTTCTGTAGAGATATAGTCCTTTAATTCCTGTATCATAACAGGAGAAGGGATAAGTAACTCCTCATTCTCTATAAGGTTCTTAAGATTCCCTATAATTGCAGGTTTTGCCTCTTCATTACTCACATTAGCGATCTTAGTCTGTCTATATAGGTTAATGTAGTCCATTGACTCCAGTTTCTGCAGCGTTGCAATGCCCATAGAGTTAGATTCTACTGCAAGTAGCGCATTATTGTAGTATCTTCCTAGATAAAACAGTAATTCTCCCCACATCGCAGGATCTATACGGTTATTTCTGTACATTGCTACGACTTCTCGCTCATTATTCATGACCGTACAGGCTGAATAGTCCTGTCCAACACCTAATGACACATCAGCTCCTATTACATAGGGTTCTTCCCACTGTGGAAAGTCGTATATGTAGAGGGTTCCTTCTTTATGCTCGTCGAACATCTTACTATGGGGGTCCCATTCGGATCTTCGTTGGTGTGGTTGGGGTACGAGGGCGTCCAAACGCTCCACGTTGAACACGTTAGATCCACTTGTGATAAATGCTTCGTCAGCTGTCGGCAATCTTAAGTCTTCTCCAATATAGTTGGTCATTATCTAATCCGTATTTTTCTTGTAGTATTTCTTCTTCTGTCGTTAATTCCATACCCTCTGGAGCTTCTCTACGGTACTCGTCAGTGATATACCAAGGTAGGAATATAGGAACATACTCGTTCTCTCCTGCTACAGCACCCTTCCAGAGCCTGTAAAACTCTCCCTGAGAGCCATTAGCTGTAGATTCTACAATCACCTCAGTACCTTTAGCTTGTGAGATACCCTGAAACAAACCAGCAAGTATCTTCTCATCATGCTGCCAGAAGGCAACCTCAGACAAGTGTGCAATCGTAGGTGTTGTACCTCTACCTGCTTCAGGACCATCCTTATCAGGCATAGAAGGACTATTAATAATAATCTCTTTAGCATTCGATCTGATCTCTGTAGGTGATAACTCACCACTCATATTACGTATGAGGTTCTTTGACATAGCAAACAAAGCATCTGATGTAGCAGAGTCATGTGCCATAACAACTGACCTAGCATAAGCAGTAAAGTAAGTTATACCTTGCTGTCTAGCCTTAAGGATAATCGCTCTGACCTTACCAGTGTCCTCCAGTTGCTTCTTGAGAGCATCTGTTATGATCTTTTGACACTTGTTAAGCTTGAAAGGTACAAAGCCCTGTGAGGCATCCTTAGTGATGATCTGTATCTGTTCCTCTGCAAACTTAGCAAAGTCCTGTGAGTATTCTTTAAGAGTATCTCTCTTCTTTTTCTCAGCCAGTAATTTAGTTATTTCTTGTTTATTCATTTTGTCCTCATAGATTTGAGTACCCCCTGAAGGATCTCAGAGGGTCTTAGAGAGAAAGAACGAAAGAGTTACATTTCACACACCTATACCCTCTATTATTTTTAGTACCCCCTAGTTTCTCTCAGAGGCTCTGTCAGTCTCTATTAGAATCTCCGAGTGGGGTTGCATCTCTTAAAGGGGTATATAGGCTCTAGTAGTCGTCTGAGAGTGTCTGAGAGGGTTCTGTGAGAGACTTAGCGTGACGGAGGCACTGGCAGAGACTAATAGAAGACTATAAAAGGGATCTATGCATTAGGTGCATGACAGATGACATATGCTATGCAATAATGTATATACCCCTTAAAGAGAGAGACTTCCTAATAACCTCTTATAGTCTCTTATAGCCTCTTGTAGTCTTTCTGTTGTCTTTCTTATAATATACTAATAGATAACTATTAGACACTATTAGAGGGTGGATAAGTAACACTGTAAAATAAATAGAAGACCTCAATTTCCTACAAAAGGAAATTGTTAATTAGAAAACAAGTTTTCAAATTGATAGTGCATGTCACTTCGTGCCATGTTAGTGGTGGTCATAATTTTCTAGAAAAGGAGTATTAATATGACATTGAAGTTAAATGAACCAAGAACTATCATAATTGAAAATGTCACTGCAAGGTGGGCTAGGTTGAAAGATCCAGTTAAGAATGAATGGACTGGTGAGATTCCTCAGTGGGAATTAAATATTTCCTCTGTAGATCCAGCTAAAAAGCAAGAGATGGTTGATGCAGGTTTAATCTGCAAAGTAGACAAGAACGAGCCTGATCGTTTAAATGTCTCACTAAATCGTAAGTCTATGAGATCTAATAATCAAGGTGGGCTTATGGAAAATCAACCAGTTGTTGTAGTTCATGCAGATGCTAAGACACCATTCAAAGAAGAAATTGGGAATGGTTCTGTAGTAGACGTTTCAATTTGGCAAGCTCCATATGAGCCTAAAGCACCTACTCAGAATGGTAACAATGCAGAAAACTGCAGACGTTGTAAATAGTCAAGTCACTGTAGATAACACTAAATCTTCTACAGAGATTCCATTCTAATGGATAAGTCTCAGGCTATCAAACAGACACTAGCAAAGTATCCAGCTATGTCAGTTGCGACTGCGACTTACTATGTTGAAGAAGTGTTAGGTTATTAACTGCGAAGACTTCCAACTTTTTTTAAATTGTCAAGCTAAAGCTTGAAAAGTTATTGTTGGTGAGCTAAAGCTCACATTCACAGAACCCTCTCAGACACTCTCAGACTTAGTTCAGTTTAGTTTATCAAGACTAACAGAGCCTCTTTGAGAAACTAGGGGGTACTAAAAATAATTGCCGGGGGTGTCCCGACATCGCATTTTCTTGTAGGCGTGTCGCTTCGCGCCACGTTTATGGTGGATCACAGCTGTAAGGTAACTTGTTCGCAAGCTTGTAGTGATCTTACAACCAGCTACACTCTATATGTCCTCGGACTGTACGTTGTGTAGTGCAAGAGTTGGAAACTTATCACGACGGTGATATCGCATAGTGACAGAATAATGTTTAGAACGACATAAATTTAGGCCCATGCAGGTAACACAATAAGTCCTGCCTATGCACTTTAACATTTTAACAGGAGACTAAGAAAACTTAATGAAAGAATTACTAGCAACACCAATAGAGGGGTTAGTAATGTTTCTTTTGTACATAAACTCTTTCATCTTTGGTGTTGAATATACATTAGAGAAACACGAAGAAGAAAGAAATGAATGAACATTACCATAATTTATGTAATAATAGCTATAATTTACATAGGTTGGTTATTAGACTTAATATCATATAGAAAATAGTCACATAACAGAAAGGATTTATTATGTCGATATGTGGTGAATTAGAAATAAGTCAAGATGAGATGGCAAGAGCTATCAAGTCTGTAATTAGATCAGCAGATCTTGTATTGAAATACGAAGAATCAATGGCAGAAGCTATCAAAATACACAAAGAATCTGTGGAGTTATTCGATGACATCTACCAAAGATTCCTAGAGATA